ACCCATTCCGTATCCATGCGGAACCCGGCGACAACCCCCTCGATCACTCCAAGCGCACGCCCAAACGAAAACATGGACGTTACGCCTTGGTTGGGCATAGCGGAAACCCGCTCGATCACAACCAGTTCCGGCGTCCGCATCCGGCGCATGATCTCGGCAACCCCGGCTGCGTCAACCTCGCGCTTTTTCTTTCCTCGCACTTCGCGGGTGGTGGTCGGCATCGGGAATACTTCCAGCGCGGCGAGTTCCGCGTTGAAAAATGCCAACGCCCCGTTCGCGCCGGGGTCAATCCCGCAAACGTAGAGCGCCATCGCTATACTCCATGTATGACTCTATGAACGCTTGCGCGACTTGCGGGACGATTGCATTACCGTAGGCGCGCAAACGTCCCACCCTGGAGGAATCCCCATAAGCCAGCGGGAATGTGCCGGGTTCAACTGGCCTCCACTTTCCGTCCCGGCATCCGAGCCAGTCAGCATCTCTCCAGTGGCCGTTACCCGAATTGGCCCTGCAATTTCGGCAACCCCAGCGAGTTTCAGGACAATCTTTTCGTGGTTCCCCTGCGAGTAACTGTATTTGCCCCCCTTCGCATCGTTCGCCAGTGGGGTCGGCCAACCCGTCAGCCATACCGCCCTCCCCAATAGGGAGTTCACCCCAACATTGTTGCACTGTCCGCCGTCCTTCCAATCTCGCGTTGTTGGAGTGGGCCATCCGGTCAGTAACTGCGCCACTGTCTGCAAATCCTGCCCGCCCGTCCCATGCAACCCTGGACCGTTGGCGTTCTGCGCTTTTGGAGTGGGCCATCCAGTATAATCTTTGTCTGATATGCGGGGCACCGACGCCCGCAGCGCACAAATCCGCCGCCCCAGTGGCGTAACCCGAACCTTCCAAATCAGCTTGTACAAGGTCGAGCCAATTAAGCCCATCCTTGCTTGCAACCTGTTCTCCAAAAACAACTGGAGGTCGGCACTCGTTGATGAGGTGGTGGAATGCGGGCCAAAGGTGCCGCTCATCAGCAAATCCATCCCCTTTGCCCGCCGCGCTGAAAGGCTGGCACGGGCAAGAACCTGTCCAAACCGGTCGGTCATCTGCCCACCCTGATTGACGCAACGCTAATGACCAAATTCCAATCCCCGCAAAAAAGTGACATTGCGTGTACCCCTTAAGGTCGTTTGGCTCAATATCTTCAATGCTGCGTTCGTCAACGTCGCCTGGGGCAATGCGCCCACTTTCAATCAGGTTCCGCAGCCATTGAGCCGGGTACGGGTCAATCTCATTATAGTAAGATGGCATCTCGGTCCTTCGCTTCTTCTCGTGCGCGGTCCACCATCTCCCAGTAATAGCGGTCGGTCGCATCTTGCGCGTGCGCGTGCGCCTCCGCTTCCGGCATTCCGTTGTCGAGCGCCCGGATTAGTTCCTGCTCGTAGAATTGCTCAATCTTAATCACGGGCGCATCTCATGGGCCATTGCCAGATACCCGATAGCATCCAGCAAGTCATCGGCGTTGTTTGTACCGCTCTGGGTGCGGGCGATTTTCAGCAACGTCATCATCAGGCACACCTCAAACTTATTCAGCGGCGCGTTGACGTTGCCGCGCGTCTCAAGATAGGCGTTCCAGAAGCGGGCGATGTTGCTGACGTTCAAATGCTTCTCGCCATGCACGACCTCGCGGCTGTGCAGAATCTCGCGTGCGGTTTGCAGGATTTTATCGGCCAGCGGGGGGTCTTCATCGAACATGGTTAGGCTCCGATCTTCAACTGAACAATCTCTTGCGCGTAGCCCAAGTCAGCGGCGCTGGCGGAAGGATGATGAGCGCGAACAAAAAGGTCTGCGGCGCGGCGCATCTGCTGGCGCGCAACCTCTACCGTTTCCGGGTCCAACTCATAGACACCAACTCCGTGCGGCGGCTCGCCCTCAACTGCGACAAACAGGAACCGCACATCTTTGATACCGGCAACCATTTCAAGGGCGCGGGGGTAGTGGGCAGCTTGTAGGGCGTACTTGTATGTTCTGACTGCGGCGGCAAAGCCCTCAGGGCTGCTGTCCTGGGCCGTCTTGAGATCGACCACCATGCCGAGACGCTCGTTCCAGCAATCCAGTCTTGCTTTATGCGGCACGAGGGAATTGTTGACGGTTTCGGTCCAATAGGCGGTTGCCTCGGTCACGACGCCGGGGCCTGTAAAGTAATCCCGCGCTAGTTTGTTCGACATAACGGCGTCGGCGGTGCGTTGCGCTCTTTGGAACGTTTCTAAATCGAACACCATTTTGCCGGGGTGCGCGGCCTCAAACTCCGCAGCCATCTCGCGACCGGCTTTTGTCTTGCGGCTGGGTAGACCCGGCTCAACTGCAAACTTGCTCGAAACAGTATGTGGCTCTAGCACCAGCGCGTGAACCAAAGTCCCGAAGCGCATCGGAAGGCTTGGGTCGGTCTGCTCGGCTTTACTCATTAGGTAATGGGCGGGCGAGCGCAGGAGGTGCTTCGCAGTGGATGCGGAGAGCGCCACCACTTCGTGATAGCGGTCGGCCTCGATGTTGAGTTCAAGCGCCATTTTCATTCCCCTCCGACTTGATGCAGCCTTGCTTGATTCGGTCTTGCTCGGCCCAACGCTTTTCGCATTCCAGCATTGGCACTAGCTTGCGGCGCGGGATGGATGCGTTCAGCGAACGGGCGCGGGCACCCTTAAGGCCACCCCGGCCCGCGTAATTTATGCGGGATTTCAGGCTGTACGTACTGTCTTTTGCTTGCTGCACTGTCCCCTCCCGTAATCTCGCCTAACAGCGATAGAAGATATGCACCCCGTAATGCGCGACCGGCTGTAGGTTTCTAGCCCACGCGGGGCGGGTGTCTTTTCGGTGGTAACAAGTAGCGCCGTGCGTGGGGTCAGTGCCAGTTGAACCTAGTGCCTGCTCAACCGCTGCGACACTTTGCCGCAGGATGGGTTGGTAACTCATGCGTTCCGGCTTACCGTCGCACGAAAATGTGAACTGGCAATCACCCAGCTTGCGGCTGGCGCGTTGCGTGATAACCCCACACAAGGAGCCCGGCCACCGCGCATCCCTAGCCCGGTTCACGACAACGTGAATGACGGCGGCTGCGGATGCGGGATCGGTGCCAGCCTCGAAATACGCGGCTTGGGTGGCGCAATGAATATCGGCTGCGGAATATGGAATAGGCGTCCCGTAAACGGCTGCGGCTGCGGCTGGCGGGGTGACGGGCGGGCGTAGGGCGGAAATGAATAGGATTGCGCCCAGGGCCGTGTAGGCTAGAGCGGAGCGCGAAGCTGCTTGGATGCGGGCTGCTAATCGAGATAGCGCAGGGGCTTTGTTAACCACGCCCTCGGAATGGTTGTTATCGCATTGCATTCGGTGTCCCCCTCCTCGGCTCCCACTGTTCCTGCGATGGTAACGTGCGTTTTTGTTCTGGCGATTAGGTATCCGGCAGTCCGGCAAAGTACGGGCGTAAAGGCTTCGGCCTCGCGCCCGCTGATCCATTCGTTACCCGTGGCGGCATCGGCCCAGTGGACCTCTACCAGTCGGCGTCGGCGCGGTTTCATTACTTAAGGGCGAGGGTTGCGGCGGCGTCCCATTGTGGTGTGCCGGTGGCATCGGGTCGCGCCAGGGGAGCATGGGAGCCCCCAGGGAGGGGAGGAGGGGTTCCAACGCTCGACCCTGGCGCGGTTTCGGGTGTAGTTAGCAGCCTACCCCATCGTCGCTGAAATGCACGGCGCACTCTTTCCCGCAGTCGCAGATACGGGTGGGGGTGTAGTTGCATCGGTGGCCTAGGTGGTTGAGTGGCTGTAGTTCCGAAACGGAGCACCATACTACAGGGGCCGCGTGGCCGGGGTCCAGCAGTTCAACGTCGGCACAGATAGAACCATCAGCGGTTGGGGCGGCGTCTAGGTACAGAATACGCCCGGTAGCGCGGCCGTGGGAAAGCGGAACCGTTACGGTGTCGTTAATGCGGAATACCATTGTATGCACCCCTCAGTTAATCACGCCAGCGGCGATGTAAAGCCACGCGGTAATTACGGCCAGCATCAGAATGAATGCGGCTCCCTCGATAAGGAAAAGCCATATCTCTCGCATTGGTTAGTTCTCCCCTCGGCTGAACTCACGGGCGTCCCAAGCCTGCTGCTGTAGGTATTCGTCCCGCCCGTATTCGTCCCACTCGGCCTGTTCGCGCTCGATCTCATCATCCCTGATCACCTGTAGGCGTTGGTACCAGGTAGCGAAGAACCCGCGCAATACGTCCATGACAATCTGCGAGCCTTCTATATCCTCGCAACGGGCCTGCATCACCTGATCATCCCCGGCGCGCATCAGGTCCTCCAGCCAGCCCATCGCATCGCGCGTTGATAGGTTGGTGGCCTCGGCATCCAGGCGCTCGAACAGGCTGAGCAACTGGCGGTAAATGGTGGTTTCGGACATGGCGTTTCCCCTTCCCTTGTGTTGCGTTACGGATTAGCGATAGACGCGGTGCATCTCCCAACCGTTCCCAGCGGGGCGGCCCAATGTGACCGTGCCAGCATCGTCCCGCCAAACAATCCAACGGCGGGTGGTGCGCCCGAACCCATGGTCCCGCAGCAATAGTGCCTCGCGTTGGGTTAATCTGCGCGCGTTGCTCAGATTACGGAGTACCGGTAGGCGGAAAATTTCATTCTTGCTGGTCATGGTGTGTTTCCCTTCCCTTGTGTTGTGTTACGGCGTGTTGGTGTCAGTGGTGTGTTGGGCGGTCATGGACCACTCCACCTAGGCGATAGGCTCGATTGCTAGGACGCGGCCTGGGGAGACGAATAGATCATGGTAGTCAGGATGATCGGCGTCGGGCTCGGCGTAGATAATTTCACCAATGTTTGACGACACGTAATCGTATGCGGCCTGGGCGGTATCATGCGTCGGCCCGATGGTGGACTTTGCCGCATACGGCGACGGTTGCTCTGTGATGCGGTATTGCATGGTGTGTTCCCCTTCCTTGTGTTGTGTTATGCCGACCACGTTATTCGGCTCGTGGTGCAGGCGTCAACAAGAATTTTGCAGTATTGCTCGATTATTTTGGGTGCGACGGAATGACGCATATCCTTGAAATATTATTTCAAAAAAGAGGGTTCCGGCGCACCATTTATTGCGGGCCGCTTTTAGATCCGCCCCCTATTTGTTCTCTTTCGCCGGAATCCGGCGCGGGGCCGCTTCTTAGCGGCAGCCAAGTGTTTGAAAGTTAAAGGTTATTTTTTCACAGCGCCGGATCGCCGCTTTAAATCCGCCCCGCACCGGAAAACCGGATCGGCCACCCCCACCCTATAAGGGTGGGGGCCGTCCGGTCCGCCGGTCCGCTTTTGGAGTGCCGGGCGGGTTTTAGGTGGGCGGGATGGCGAGGGTATGGGATCAGGGTTCCGGGTTCCGGGTTCCGGGTTCCGGGTTCCGGGTTCCCACAACACAGATGTGC